GCGAAAGAAGCGGTTGCCGCAGATAAGACGGCTTCCGAGTCCGATAGGAACGCCGCCCAAGCCGAACAATTAAGGAGCCAAAAATAATGCCAGTTAGCCACACGAAATTAAGACCACCGCAAAAAGTATTCACAAAACAGGACTTCCTTGACGGTAAATGCACCGCAGACGGATTTCCGATAGGAGAGGCACATGGGTCTGACCCCGAAACAACGCCAAGCCCTGACCCTCTACCTACTCCGTCAGCAAAAGTTAAGACGGCAGAGAATGTTACTTCGGGTCCTGACGTCGCCGTGGACATTTCTATTGACGGTGACGAAAAAGTTACTACGACGGAGATAGACAATGCTGACAGCGAAGAAAGCGAAGACAATGCTGACCGAGGGGACGGCTCAGGGGAAGAAGTTGACAAGTAAGCAGAAGAAGTTCTTCCGGGCTGTGGCTCATGGTTGGCACCCAGCGAAAATGAAATAAGGAGATTACAATGGCTGTTGCAACGATACCACCGAACAATCAGTCAACGCAAACAACGGCGACGACAGCGACGCAAACGATTGACCTGACTATTTCAACAGGGGTCAATGGCGGCAAGGCGACGGGGAGAGAGTAGTGGCGGAAATAAGCGAGAAGGCTGAACAACTCCGCAAGGACTATCAGAACGTTTTTAATTCTGAATCCGGGAAGCGGGTTCTTGAGAACTTAAAGAAAATCTGTTTTTATTACGACACGACTATCAATGGGACGCCGCATATTATGTCGTTCAATGAAGGTCAACGTGCCGTGATTTTACATATAGAAACGAAGTTAAAATTAACAGCAGAAAAGTTGAAGGAGTTAGAGAATGACCGAGGACAATCTTAATCCTTTTAGGACAATTAGGACCCTACTGAACGACAACAGAGGTTTCGTTTTAATCAACCGTTCTCCCGACGGCGGTGACGGCGGCGGAGCAGGCGACGGTGGGGACGGTGGTGACGGCGGCACAGGTGGTGACGGTGGCGGCGGAACAGCGACATTGGTTGGGGATTGGCGGGAACATTTAGACCCGGCAATCAAGGACCACCCCGCATTGGCGAACTTAAAGACGCCTGCGGACGTGGCGAAAAGTTATATTAACGCACAGAACCTCATTGGGAGAAAAGGTGTTCCATTACCAAGCAAAGAAGCAGACCCAATGGACGAAGCAAAGCGTAGGGATTGGGACACCGTTTATGATACGCTTGGTCGCCCGTCGGATTACAAGAAGTATGACCTCGGCGAAGTTCAAAGACCGCAGGGGTTCCCGGACGACCCGCCTGAAATGGTTGACGGCTTTAAGCAGTTCGCTCACAAAATCGGGCTACTGCCTCACCAAGTTAAGGCGTTATACCAATGGCAACATGAGCAGGCAATCAATAGTTTTAATACGACTATTGAAGGGAATCAGCAGGCTACGCAACAGGCGGAAGCAACTTTACGCAAAGAGTATGGGAAGGCTTTTGACGGGAACTTGGCAGGGGCAAAATCCCTGATACAGAAGTTTGGGGACCAGAATCTCTTGCAGGAACTTGAACAATCCGGCATGGGAAATAATCCTCACGTTATCAGGTTCCTCGTTAAAGTGGCAAAACAATTCGGAGAGGACGGGAACTTACGGGTTGGTGACACGCAGACCGGGACATTATCACCGAGTGAGGCACAGGTTGAAGTGCAGAAAATCATGGGCGATAAATCCGGGGCATATTGGAACCGACCTGACCCGAAGACAGGAATTAAGCCTTACTCCGACGCTGAACATAAAGCAATGGTGCAGAAGGTCCACGACCTAATGCAAATGGCTCACCCGGGACAAAAATAGGGAACCGCAAGGTCTGTTTTTGTTCTACGTTTCGGACAACTCCCGTTAAGGGAGCCCAACAGTAGCAGGACGGGTCCAGTATTGGGCAACCCAAGTTAACTATTAACAATTCAAAACGGGAGTTAAACATGGCGGCTATAACCGAGGCAATGGTCAAGCAATTCGGCTCTAACGTTGAGTTCCTTGTCCAACAAAAAGGTTCACGTCTTCGGTCTGCGGTCCGTGTAGAAACAGGCGTTGTTGGTGAAGACGCTTTCTACGAGCAGTTAGCGGAAACTGCCGCAGTCAAGAAGACCGTCCGTAATGCCGATACTCCACTTGTTAAATCCGACCACAGGCGTCGTAGAGTCAGTATGTATGACTTTGAGTGGGCGGACCTCGTTGACAAGCAAGATAAACTCAAACTCCTTATTGACCCTGAGAACGCTTATGCCATGAATGCGGCATGGGCTCTCGGACGGGCAATGGACGACGAGATTATTACTGCCTTCAACGCAAGTGCGGCTACGGGCAAAACAGGTTCAACGGCTGTTGCTCTGCCTGCGACACAGCAGGTATTAGCGGCGGCAACAGGTCTAACTATTGACAAACTTCGTCAGACCAAAGAGATTCTTGATTCGGCTGACGTAGACCCGGACGAAATGCGTTATATCGTCGTTTCTCCGGCACAAATGACCGACCTTTTGGAAACGACAGAGGTGACCTCTGCCGATTTCAATACGGTCCGGGCTTTGGTGCAGGGTCAGTTGGACACTTTCTTGGGCTTTAAGTTCATTATCAGCAACCGTCTTCCTGCGAACAGCACGGCTAATGGTCGTCTGTGTTTCGCATGGGCTCAGAACGGAATGCTGTTGGCTATCGCTCAGGATATGCAAACACGGATTGAGGAACGTGCTGACAAATCGTTCGCCAATCAGGTCTACTTGTCTATGGGTATCGGAACAACCCGTATGCAGGAAGAAAAAGTTGTTGAAATTGACTGCATTGAAGCCTAATAGAAGGGGGAAAATCACATGGCTACTATTTATGGTGATAATAGGACCAAAATCCTAAACCCTTCTAGCGACAACGTTCTCTCACCGGGAACTTGTGGCGGAAGGGTTCGGGTGCAGACCGATACTATCACGTTGGCGGCGGCGGCGGCAGGGACCGTCGTTGAAGTCGGACAAGACCTTAAAGCAGGTGCTATTATTCTCGGGATTGAGATTAATAATGCCGCTTTAGGTGCGGGTGTCACCCTTGATGTTGGTGACGGTGACGACGATAACCGTTATATTGACGGTTACGACGCCAATGGGAACACAAAGACCAATACGCTGTTGATTGGCGGAGTGTTCTATAAAATCGGGACCAATAGTGGTGACGACACGCTGACTGTGACGGTGCAAGACGCCGCCGCAACAGGCGAGTTGAATATCGCTATTTACTACACCGAGGACTAATCGGTTCTCCAAAGAGTGACGGGGGCGGGCTGAAACCGCCCGCCCCTGTTTGAAAGGAAAACTATGTCAAGTTTGGCAAGTGAAGTGAAGGTTGCTAATTTGGCATTGACCGACCTCGGTGCGGACAGAATTATTGCGTTAGATGAAGACTCTGAAAACGCCCGAAAAGTCAATGCTGTTTTTGACCTTTTAAGAGATTCTGTTTTAAGGTCGCACCCGTGGAACTTTGCGATTGAACGCAGGTCGTTCAATCAGACAACAAATACCCCGGCATACGGATATGACGCAGAGTTTCAGATTCCCGGGGACGTCCTAAGAATACTTACCTCAGAGGACCGTGCCAATGACGAGTGGGTAAAAGAAGGCGATAAAATACTTGTCAATGACACCTCGTTTAAGTGCCGTTGTATCGTCCGGGTAGAGGACCCGACTAGGTGGGACGAGATATTTGTAACTGTCTTTGCGGCTAGACTGGCGGCGGAGTTGGCTTATTCTATTACCGACTCACGCCCCGTTGCGGCTGATAAATGGGAACTGTATAAAAGGAAATACAAGGAAGCGACTGGCGTGGACGCACAAGAAGGAACGCCGGAAGAACTTCTTGTAGACGAATGGCTTGACTCTCGGGGAGCGGGAAACTCTATGCCGAGGGCTAGTTAATGCCAAAAGTATCACCTATACAGACCAATTTTACAGCAGGTGAAATATCTCCTCAATTAGAGGGGCGTGTTGACGTATCAAGATACTTCAACGCCGTTTCCTCTATGGAGAACTTTCTTATCGCTCCTTATGGCGGGGCTGACAGACGCCCGGGGTCACAGTTCGTGGCTCAGGCGAAATACTCTGACAGGAAATGCC